TTGCTCTACGTATTGCCATTGCTCTGCACCCATTATGCGTAACACCATATTACCTGCATCAAACTCAGAAAACAACGATGCGGATGTACGTCCTGTCGCATTACGGTCTTTTAGTTTCATTGTAGCCTTTAGACCACTAATGATCTCCTGTGCTATTTTGTCTGCATTGATATTAATCATCGTGAACACAGAAGTCTGTCTCAACGTCCACGTTGAAGGTTACGTACAAAGCACAAAGGTTAAGTTGTGAACTGTAAGGGATGTGTCGCATCTCAAGGCCACCTGTTACTTGTGTCTCAGGATACTCGCTTACATTATCCAACAAGGTAAAGGTCAACGTCTCAAAGCCATTCATCTTAGTCCACCAATAGTCCCATCGGTTTACGGCTGTAACTGTTTGGTCTGCTTGGTGTAGGTTATCAGCCAACAACAGAACCACTTGGTAACGAATGTATTGCTGATTGTTATTCTCTACATCTGCAATGTTAGCGTTCTGCAACATTACTCCGTAGTACGGCATCGTTTGGTTAGCAAGCTTGTTCAATTCGCTCTCGTCCCATATGTAACCGTAGGACGTTATCCCATTGGCACTAAAGGCGTGTTCTAATCTGTTTTTAACTTTGGATAGTGAGCCTTGTGACATTACCCTTCTTTATGTAGGATTACCATAAACCCTGTTGTGTGGACTAAGGGCAACATTGGCTCGTCCTTGTCAACTTTCTCTGTTTCCGTTCCGATTACAGGCGTTACAGATACAATTGAGTAGCCTCCGTTTGGGTTAAACTTTGCATCGTATCGGCTAAGGTAGTTGTCAAGTGTAGACATAACTGCCACTCGGCCTTCATTCATTTTGTCAATCTGTCGAGAGTCAAACTGCTTGGTCTTCTCCTTGAACCTGTCGTACTTGTCTCTGATGTTTTGTGTTTCGCTTGTGCTTTCCGCTTGATCCAACGGAATGAATAGTGTCTTAATTGCCATAGTTGTGTTTGCCCTAAATATAAGTAATTAAATCCAAAGTCATTTTGCACTATAATTGTGTTCTATTGTATTATGTTATTTTCTTTTCTATTCTATTCTTTTAGCATTGCTACGGCATTGCTACGGCATTGCTACGGCATACAACCTTTATGTGTCAACACTTTGTAAGGATAGTATTTGGATAAATGTCTAAGAGTTGTATCTTAGAGTTCAAGAAGAATATCTTGTGTTTGGTTCATAGCCTCTGCCTTAATCGGTGGAGGCTTTTTTGTTATATTAGATTTATGGACTTACAAAGCATCTTAATCATCGTGTTTTGCACGGCTTACATCTTAGGCACGTTCTATTGGGTTGGTCGTACTATGGACGATTGACTACTTGATACTAAACGCTCGACTGCTGTGAAGCTTGGCGTATCTGCTTGCATCAATAGCGTGATCAAGGTACTTGCGTGGCGTGTCGAGTAGTATGCCTGACCTTGTACGCTCGTAGACATAATTGCGTAACTCCTTGATTAGATTGATTGACCGCTTGGTTACCACAAACGGCTTTGCCTTCATCATAGCAAGTCCACCATCTACTGAGCCTCTAAATTTCTTAACGCCCATTATTTGCACACCGTGCTGTCCTAACTGACGGATAACAGTCTCGTGTGACGGATCAGCCACAACCATCCGTCTTACATCTCCTGCACGTATTACAGCCATTAACTTATCAAAGCCAAAGCCTGCTTCGTAGTGTATCTCGTCATAGTAGTCTATCCCATCGTGTTGCCATAGGTCGACAAGTGTTGTTGGGTTAGACTCTCCAAAGTCCATTCCTGAACAAATGTATCTTGCATTATCCGGTAAGTTGCTAACTGACCAAACGGATGGTGGAAAGATAACGCCTGTTGGTGTACCTACTTCGCCAAGTCCATACACTTGCCACCAATCAGGATCGTGTTTCCTGCTCTCTATGTTGTCAATCGTTACTTGGTCAAGTGCTTCATTGTGCGTGTAGTTTAGTTTAACAAATCGCACCTTATCTCTAAAGTCCTCCTCAGGATGCCCAAGTATCTCCGTGTGCGCCCAAAACTCAGCAACAGGGTTAAAGTCAATGATTGACCACTTGCGTGTCCTAATAAACAACTCACTCCACGCCTCGTATCCTATATTGTTGGCCTCGTTAATAAACAGGAAGTCACGCCTTGCACCTCTTAACTTATCGCCTTGGTCAGCACTAAAGAACTCAAAGGTTGCCTTCTTGATGTTGTACGTATGGCTTGACTTGTTGTGTTGCCGTTCACGATACATATCGTTTGACGTTAGGATAGTAAAGAAGTCACGCATTGCACCACGCCTTAGATGTGGCAATGACTCCGATACAATGCTTATCAACCCCTCAAGGCTGTTCTTGTGTGCTGCTAAGATTAGGTATTGCAGGACTGCATACGTCTTACCTGCTGACGTTCCACCTTGCACGATAACAATACGACCATCGTCTTGTATTGCTTCGCCTACTTGCCCAAATGCTGATGTTGTTCTCAAATGTTATGCAGTACGTCCATAGCAATCTGTGACATTGGTTGTATCACAATCTGAGGCTCTCCTGTGTTCTCTATCTCTTGACGTTCAACATAGCCTCGCTTCTTGCCTTTGGTCTTTAGGTAGAAGATCGTTGCCGTTGTATTGCCGTCCTTTATCTGTTTGTGTAGGCTTGACTCTGCAAAGTCCAATGCGATGTCGTTAATATCTTCAATTGATGCTTTGTAATCCTTGTCCTCTCGCATCCATCGGTAATGTGTTTCTCTGCTAATGCCGACAGCCTTGCAAGCACTTGTTACAATGCCAAGAGACTTCTCCATTGCCTCGACCATTGCCTTTTTATTGATGTCACTTTTTGTCATATCTCTTTCCGTTTATCTTAACCTCAAGCGTTGGGTCAAGGTTAAGCATTCTATCAATTATCACTTGGCAGTACTTAGGGTCTAACTCCATACCATAGCACTTCCTGTTTAACTGATGTGCTGCTACCATTGTTGTGCCACTACCAAGAAATGGCTCTGATACAACTTCTTTCTCGTCAGTCATTGCTTTTATGTATTCACTTGGTAATTGAATTGGAAATGGTGCAGGATGATTTCCGAAAGGCTTTGTTTCTTGATTTAAGAGGATAGCAGAATGTAACTTTTTGTAGTCGTTTCTTTTGTGTTTTTTGCCTTTGTTTATTACTCCATTTTTGGCTCTTTGTTGCCTTGTGTATTCTTTACCTGCTTGTTCGCAAGGTATTGTCCTATTTAACTCCTTAGTATAATTTCCAAAAACAAAAATAAACTCTATGTTAATTGGAAACATTGCTGTTTGTTGACCAAGACTTGATGCGTTTGGTTTAATCCAAGTATTCCAACTTAGCAACTTATATCCGCAATCACGTGCTTTGTCAATGTATAAATCCCAATATTGAACAATACTATTGTCCTTTCTTTGTATTCCTAAATTCACAACTTGATATGCACTAAAAGGCATCCAAGAAGGTATAAATTCAATTAAATTGTCAACTTCTAAGTCCTTTCCTCCGTTATATTCTCTCATATCTGAATAAGGTGGAGATGTAAAAAGTAACTCAGCCTTCTCGCCATTCATAAGCCTTGCCACTTGGTCGGAGTCCGTACTATCTCCACACAACAACCGATGATCGCCAATCTCAATAAGGTCACCAAGCACAACGTCAATTTGTAAGTTATCAGGCTCTTCGTAGTTGTCCTCTTCTGCTTCTAATACCTGAACGTCCATATCAGGCAAGTCCAATCCCCAATCATTTAGGTCGCTAACATCCCACTCGTTGGCAAGCAGTTCCCAATCCCAATCCCCAAAGCCAACGTTGTCCTTGATAATAAACTGACGTTGCTCCTCCTCTGTCAAGTCATCAGCGTACACAACAGGCACTTCTGTTAGTCCTATGTGCTTACACGCCTTAAGTCGCATATTGCCACCTAATACAATGTTATCCTTGTTTAGTACAATAGGCCTAAGTTCAAGCATACGTGGAAACTCCTCGATTGACTTGACCAACTTGGCAAACTTGTCCTTGTTTATGCTGCGTGGGTTATTTGGGTTCTGCTTAATCGCAGACAACTTCATTATTTTAGTGTTCATCGTATCTTAAATATATCACCACTTCGGTGTAAGTGTATAGTGTTCTTGTCAACAACGTCCTCAGGATCAATAGACAGTCCTTGATAACGCACCTCAAAATGTAGGTGAGGCCCTAATGAGTTACCTGTGCTTCCTACAATGCCAACAGCATGCCCTTGTCCAATCCAATCACCTTCCTCAACAAGCAACTCTCTAAGATGTGCGTAGTACGTCTCTAAGCCGTTCAGGTGCGTAACGATGACCAAGTAACCATATCCTCCGTTGTAACCTGTCTTAGCGTACCTCACACGACCTAACCACGAACTGCGTGCCGTATCTCTATTGTTGTGTGATATGTCAAGTCCGTGATGAATACGGCCATTACGCCATCCGTGTCCACTAACCAATACACCGTCCACAGGATAGTGTATATCTGTTAAGTGTAGTGTTGCCGTGTCAGGTAAACTAACAGGTCGGTAATGTATTTGTGCCTTTGTATTTAATGCTATCAAAAGCATTATGCTTATTGTATAGCGATAAACCATAATATTAGTGTTATTCCTATTGATGTTAAAATAATGTCAATCATAGTTCACTTAGCATTGTTAGCAACTCCTGCTGTGGGAACATATCACTCTTGTACTTGTTTGTGTTGCTGTGTGTCCATAGTCCTTTGACTCTGCCGTAGTACGCATCTACATTCCATTCAAATGCTGATGCACCTTTTTCCTTTACGAGTTTTGGCAATCCATCACGTATGTCAATGTTGTCTCGGTTGCCTATAAACTCAATCAAGTGCTTTAGTGCGTTCAGTTGCTTGTCGCTGTACCTGTGCCAATACTGTTTGTTTTTAAACGGCTTGTCAAGTTTAACTATTTGCTCCTCGTGGACTGTATGCCCTGCATAGCACTTGCCGTTTACAATGTAACTAAAGTTGCATACCTCGATGCCAACGCTGTCCGTGTGCATTGCTTGATTTCCATTCTTGCCTAAGTGCCAAGCATAACCTCCGTCAGGAATACACTTTACAATCTCGCCATCATACTCAAAGTCTGTATTGAATATTGACGGCCCTCCAATAACGAACTCGGTTGCAATGCGTCCTCGCTTATCACGTCCCCAATTGTCAATACATTTGTAAGGATTATGCCAACCTGCTGTGTGATGCAGAAATAGATACTCCTTTTTAGTAGGCCCTTCCAAATACTCGCCTTTCGGTAAGTAGTGGTTTCTAATGTCTAAATCTGCAAAGTGTTCAGGCTGTGTATCCGCCTCTTGCTTGTCTGTGGTTGCAAGCTGCAACATTGTCCACGTCTTAGGGCCAACAATACCGTCAGACCATAGTCCTTTGTTCTTTTGATACTCCTTTACGAAGTGTTCTGTGATCGGCCCAAATATGCCGTCAACCTCAATTCCAAGTGCTTCTTGAATAACTCGCACATTGTCTCCTGTGCATCCTTGATATAATACTACCATAGTCTAAAAATAATTAAAAAAATTTACGCTTCACACACGGTTATAATGCCGCCATTGATTACATCGCTTCCAATTAACACCACACTGCCATTAGGGTTAACGTAGAAGAATCCTGTGTCTCGGCCTCCTCTAATCATTTTGCTCAACTCAGTAACCTCGATGCCTTTGCAGAACATTGTGGTCATCTCTCCGTTATACTCAATGTCAATTCTTACTTTCATAATACTGTCGTTTCAACGCTTCTTTGCGTTCATTAAATAAATCATAACGCTCTTGCTTCTCGTGTTCATCAGGAAGCATTAGCATAATGTTGTCAGGGTTAAGCTTAAACGAAGGATATTGTCCTTTGCTTAATATGTGAGCAAACTGCCAATGCCATTGATAGTGATGGCGTGGTAATAACGGCTTACCGGATACCTCGCTTACGTGATCACGAGTTTCCCAAACAAACTCAAACAGCTCCTTCTGACTCCGCATAAGTTTTAACGACTGCTGTGAGTATTTTCTCCACCACCTCGTCATTCTTCATCAATGCAAGTAGACCTTCGGCACACTTGTTTGCATCTCCGTGCATTCCTGCCGTGACTACGCCTTTACGATTGACGTACACTACCAATGCGTGGTCAATGTCTTGTGGAACTGCATCCTTGATTTTCTGTCTTAGTCCCATTAGAACGGCAATTTATCTCCATAACCTGTGTCGGCAATAGGCTCTGCCTTTGGTTGTGTCTTACCACCACCAACAAACTCAAAGCTGCTAACCTCTACGTCTACTGCGTATCTGTCGATTCCGTTTTTGTCTTGGTATTTACGGTGTCGAGTCTTGCCTTCGATGTAGATTTGGTCGCCTTTGTTTACGTACTTGTGTAGTGTCTCGGCTGTCTTGCCATACGCCACCACATTGTGCCAATCTGTGCGTTCCTGCTTCTCTCCGTTCTTAGTCCAACGCTCAGACGTTGCCACACTAAACTTGCAAATTGTTGTGCTTGCATCCACGATTTCAGGTTGTTGTCCAACCCTTCCTAAAATTAATTGCTTATTCATAAATAATCTTTTACTTTGTCATAACTGACGTGCTTAACGTCCTCCATTTTACCCCTG